TAAAAAATTGCTTCTGCTGGTCTAACAGCTGATGCTGTCCCAGATTTTGCAACGGTAATAGTTTTATTAACTATAAATGTATAATCAGCGACAGTTACTAAATTTATGTCTTCTAATGGATTAGTAGTTGTTAGATAAGTTAATGAAGGTGCTACTACTGTTTTTTGAACTCCATTTAAATCATAAACTTTTATAGAACCATTATTGATTAATACTGTGTATCTTTCTGTGCTATCTCTATTTATAAAATGTACTTTACTATTTTCAAAAGTATCTGAATTTAATTTTGCTACGTGTATAGTTGGTGGTCGTTTACCAAGACCATATACAACATCTGATAAACCGTTTTCCTGAACTTCTGCTTGATTAGGTAATCTTATTGTATCTGGCTGTTGAGATACCCCATTTAACAAATTGGGAATACTTGTTGAAATTAATCTTGATGCCATTATTCATTAACGATTGAAGATTTGTCTGGTTGGTAATTTCCTCTATCTAATACTCTATAGACATCATAATTACCTGTAAGAATATTATGACGACCTATATCGCCTTCTGTTTCTTTTAAATTCATATAGGCTTGTAATTCATCAACTTCATGAAATTTATGTAATTCACTAGATACTAACATTCTATCTTGAAAAATTCTAGAAGATCTTATCATTATATAATGTCTAGCTACTTCTGGTAATTCTTCAAAATCTAATAAAAATACAATATTAACTTTTACTGTATTTGTTATAGTATATGTATTGTTAACTCTGTCGTACAATTTTCTATTACGTTCTACATAATTATGTAATCTAGAAGATTCAGCTAATTCCACTCTTAGTGCGTTAGCTGGTAAAACAATTTCGTTATTATTAGTAGGTACTAAAGAATAATTAATATCTGTATTAAAAAACCAACCACGTGACTGTACCTCTCTAGAAACGTGATCTAAAATTTGTATTGCAATAGACACATCATTAGTAGTAGCAGATGTTATACTAGATACTGGAATTTCTCCGATACTAGTAAGCATAGTATTAACTGCTTCTAGTTTTGATGTTACTGTTAAAGGCATAAATAAATAATTTTAATTTTGTATTAAGAGGGGGAACTTTCATTCCCCCAATCTTAATTTACATTACAAGGTAATTAAGCTGTCTTAATTTCTAAAGACGCTTCTGGTCTTAGAACACCATGTCCTGCTGCATATTTAGCAACAAGTAATGTTCCTTGATGTCTTGCAGAGTATTCCATCTCTGTTGATAGGTCTAGTAATTTAACTGTACCTACAGCACTTTTGTGCCATACGCAACCAACAGTAGTAGAGAAGTTTCCTCCTAAACCACCGCCAGAACCAACTACAGAACCAACACCAACGCCAGATGTAATATTAGAAGCTGGTAAATTGTTAGTTTTAACAATTTCAATTCCAGCAATCTTTAATACTTTACCATCTGCATAACTTCCAGAACCACCGAAATCTCTATTGATTACAGCAGCAGAAGTATCAGAAACCATACTGTAGTACGCTTGTGGCGATACAGCAGCATATCTGTCTTCAGCTGGAACGTTAGCTTCATCTAAGTATCTTGCAGCAGCATAAATTGATGCAGCAGCAGAAGCACCGTTTGTGTTAAAGTCAGCGTCAGTAATAGTTTGTCCAGCAGCTTGTGGAGCTACAGCAGACTCTCTAGCGTTTTTCACTAACATTTGATAAATGTGTTTATCCATTTGATTAGCTAGAGCAATACCTATTTCTTTTGCATAGATACTTCTAACTTCCCAAGATGATTTAGCTTCTTCAATAGAAGCAATAAACACGTGAGATACTAGTAAATCTTGAATTGATATAATTCTTTCATTACCAGTTATTGATGAACCAGTTAGTTCAGCACCAGCAGCGTGGTAAGCAGCAGACGCTTTTCCAAATACTGGAAACGTTGCACTTTTACCGTTAGCTATAGTACGAACCATAGTTCTATCTAGGGCAGTATTTGCTGTTTCGAAGGCAGTCAAAGTCTCGCCTGAAAACAATTTCAGGAATAGAGCATTTTGATCACCAGCACCATCTAGATAATTTTAATTCAACTTTTTGTCTGAAAGCTGGGTCTTTTTGATAAAGAGGATTTTTCATATCTTCTTTTAATTGAGACACACTTTCGTATCTTTCTCCAGTTGAGTTTGAAGAAGATGATTGACCTAAATTTATTTTAGGCTCTTTGCTTTCTGTATTATACCTAGCATACATTCCTTTAATAGTAAATAAAGCAGTAGAGTCATCACTTGCAACTCCTCTATTAAATGTTTCAACTTCTTCTTCAGTTAAATTATTAGCAACCCAATCAGTCATGGCTTTGTATTGTTCTTCACCTTTAGTAATTGAGTACGCTTTATTTTGGAATTGTTCTCCAAGAGCTTCTAATCCTTTTAAATAATTATCTACATATTGTTTAGGAAGACCAGATTTTTCTAGTGAAGACAAGGTATTATCACTTATTTGACCTGTTTCATTAAATTCTTGCTCAGCAGCTTGAAATACAGAACTAATAGCTGATGGTTGTTCTGTTTTAGCTTGTGCTTGTAAAGGATTTTTATTTTCTGTTTTTGTACTAGAAGTATTAGAAGAAAGTTTCTTTTCTAATTCTTGATAAGATTTAATTAAATCTTCTTGTGAATTAAATTTACCAAGTATTTTTTCTTGTTTAACTTCTTCCGTAGTTGTTGTTGGTTGTAAAGTTGGTTGAGGAGCAGCGTTAGCTTGGTCAATTTTCTGAACCATACTATCTCTGTACTCTTGTGTTTCAACGTTAGCTGTAGGAGTTATGTTTACTGTAGTTGTTTCGCCCATATGTGTTATTGTCCTTGTTGTTGTTGTTCTAGTTGTTGTTGTTCTCCCCTAGCTTTAAAACTATCCCTAACAATTCCAGCACCTTCTTTAGCGACTACTGGTGTTGCCTGTTGCATCATAGCTTGTTGTTGTGCAATTTGTTCTTCCATTTGTAATTGATCTGGTGATTTAATTAATCCTTCCATATCAATACCTAATGATGTACCAACTCGTTTAACATATTCATCAAAATTAACATACTTAAATAATTCTTGTGCAAATGGAGTTAATTGTTGGATAAAAGTATTTAATCTTTGTAAATCAGAAGAACGACCTAGTGCTTCTAGTCCAGTAACTATTTTTACTTTAATACTATTTTTAGGTAGTGTAGGTAATCTTTTATTTCTTTCCATTTGATACATCAAACGGGAAATTAAAGGTAATTGTAATTCCTGAGACAATAAAGAATATAAACCAGAAACACTATCATTTAATGCGTCAGCTAATAATCTTATTTCTGTAGCTGTAACTCTGTCAGCCTGTCTTTGAACACTATTCATTAACATAAATGAATAAGTTAATCTTTCTTCTATAGTTCTAATTGTTTGAAAAGTAATTGAGAAATCAGCAGATTTATTCATCTGTAGAGTAGTTACGTCATTAGCATCTCCTTCTCTAATCGCACCGTTTGGACTTTCAGATAACGTTTTAATTCTTGTAGTACCATTTGGTCTTACTAAAAATAAAACTTTAGAAGCAGCAGCACTACCTTCTACTACAGCTCTATATAAAGCCTCTAGCGATCTTAAATCACCAATATATTCTTCTACGAAACCTCTACCGTAATCTTCGTTTGTTAATGTGTATCTTAGAGGTATAAAAGGTGACTTGTCTAGTGGATAACTTCCAATGGAGCTAGGTATGATTTTATCATTTACCTCTTGTTGGACAAGCCACCTTTTATTTTCCGATCTAATCACTCTCGTGTAGATAGAAACTTGTTTATCTTGGTAATTTTCTTTTTCGTTTTCTTCGTGACATAAATCTTCAATTTCTTCAGAAACAGCAGAAAGACTTGTCACATCTTTTGCAATAATTTCTATAACATTACCTACTGAATCTCTTTTAATTACATACTCATCTAATTTATATACTTTAGTAGTTAATTCTGGTGTGATATATAATAAAACATTTCCAGCAACAATTAATTGTCTTAACGCTTCAAATACAGAAGTTCTAAAATTATTAACTTCTATTTCATTCATTACTACACGTTCAATAGAACCCATAGCTTTTTCAAACTCACCTTGCATACCTTTTTGTTGAGTAAGTTTTTGAATTGTAAACTCATCTAAAGACAACCTAAAGAAAGGTTGATTTGGTGGTAATAAAGCTAAAAGTAATTTACTAGCTAAATTATTTAAACCTCTAGCACCTATTCCTTGGTAAGGTGTATATAGTTTTGTAGAGCTACCATAGCCGTCTCTAGTTATTAAAGATGGTATTGTAAATTCTGCACTATCTCTAGCTCTATCTAAATAAGGTTGACGTACTGTTTCTAATTTAGAGTAACGAGCTCGTGCTGTTAGGTTTTGTTCCATATTTTATTGTACTATTAGGGGATATTAACGCCAGAACCACCACTCATTAAGTTAGACTGGTCTAAGTCTATTTTAAGAGCTGATTTACCTCGTTTTTTACTTACACTTAAAGGTGTAGACGCAGCTGAAGCTGGTGCTTGTGGGGCTCTCTCTCTAAGAGTAGCTTGACTAGCATTTACTTCCGTAGCTGGAGGAGCTGGTACTGGAGGTGGCGGGGGAGCTTTAGGTTGTGAAAAACACATAATTATTCATCTTTCTTTATTAATGTTAAATCTAATATATTGTTATTTTGTTCTTGTTCTAGCTGCTTTAAATAAGCAACAACACTAGCTTGACCAGCTTTAAACCAAATTTGTCTTTCATTTTCAGTAATATCTGGTACTTTATTTGGGAAAAGTTTATCTAGGTGTTGTATTAATTCTTTATTTACAAACATATATTGTTCCAAGAGGGCAACTAATAGGCGGGTTTATCTTCTTTTTGAACTGGTTTATCTAGGTTAGTGTCCATTTCAATGGTGTGTCTATCTACTTTCATATCCATTATTTTTACTTTAGCATCAACCGTAAATGGGTATTCACTAGAACCACTTAAATCTGGTGTTTTAGCAAAAAAAATATCATCAACTCTAATTTTAACAGTTAAATAAGTTTTTTTCTTCCACCTATGTAAATCACTCATTTTTATGTCTACCAAAAGATTTATTATCTGGTATTTTATCTTTATTTAATTCTTGAATAGTTTTTTCATTTTTATCAGCAGACAAATCTCCTTTAAACAAAGTTTCTATATACATAGTATAATAGTGGGTAGATAACGTAGGTTCTTTAGTGTTCTCAGATAAAAACAAATATTCTTTTGCTTTTAAAATATAATCGTTTTCACTCATTATAGTCTCTTTCTATTACCATTTCTAAATAATGTATAGCTTTTAATATATCTTCTTTCTTACCTTTTAATTTATGTCTACAGATATATTTAATTGCATTACCTTCTGCAAATAGTAATTCATTTTCATTAATAAATTTAGATGGTTGTATTTTCATTGTTTTATAATGAGAACCACCTACCTGTTTAAAAAATGCTTTATTTGTCATTTTTAATATTTTTAATTTGTCTTGCACTAAGACCGTTAATATTAGTAAAATAAAATCTAACTTTAAGTTGTTTCTGTAGTGTTGTCAAGCATCTAGTTATTACACTTTTATCTTTTTTTCTATACGAAATAGATTTAACATCTATTAAATAATTAATACCTTTTTTATTTGTAATAACTAAATCAAAAGGACAAGATGGGTCTAATGGTCTAGACACGTAGTAACCTTTTTTTAAAAACTTATAAGCTACTGCTAATTCAGCTAAACAACCTTTTAAAGTACAATTAAAATCATTTGTAGACATATTTATATCCTTGTCCCAAATACAGTAGTTTCTTTTTCTGGCTCTGAATAAGAAATCTTAATGCCTTTTGGTTTTTGTTTAGTTGGCGGAGACCATAATATTACTTTCTTTAATTTAAAATCATAGTCTTTCTTTTTTAATATTTTAGCTACTCTAGCTTGTACTAGTGCATCTTCTTCTGTTAGTTTGTTTTCTTCGTATGTATCAACTACAGATTGCCAATAATTTTTAGAGTTAGCTAAAACTCTAGCAGCTTTAACAGCACCTACACTTGGACAACCTTTATAGTTATCTGATTGATCTCCAGTTAAAACTTGAAAATAAAAATTATAATCAGCTTGTTGTTGATTAACTCTGTAAAATTCTTTACTAGATGGATTATAATGTAAACCTTCAACTTGGTTTAAATCTTTATCTTCAGAACATATAATTTTAGCACCGTGTATAATATCACTAGTAGCGAGTATTCCTATTATATCATCAGCTTCTAAATTAGGTTTAGAATAACCATTATAATTTTTATAAATATAATCTTTACAAAATTTTAAAGTTAAAGGCTTCCTAGTATTTATTCTATTTAGTTTATAATCAGGTAAAATAGAGGTTCTAAAATTATTTTTATCTGAAAATGCACAAACTATTTTAGTACATTCAGTTTGTTCTTTTAAGTTATCAAAATAATCTTTAATCATTACTATACATTCAGTTTCATCTGAGTGTAATGTCCAAACATCATTTTCCCAACGTATTGGTTTTTCTGATACTGTGGATAATTTATATGCTACAATATCTGCATCTACAATTAACGTACTCATATTATGAAGTTCCTTTTGGTTTAAGTTTATTTAAATCTAATTGAATAACAGAGCCGTCTGATTTTAAAAATTTAGCTCTCCAGTCATTATCTGGGTATTTAGATTTAACTTCTTCAGATATTGCTATTTTAGCAAAATCTTCTGTATATGTTTCTACTGTTTTTAAAAAAGAACCTAGAATAGCTCCTATTTGAACAGATGGACTTACTGACACTTGATAAGCAGTTTCTCCTTCTCCTTTCGCTTCAAAAAGAGAATAAGCAATCTTATCATCTCCTACATCAGTTAATACTAATATTACTTGCATTGTTTTCTTTCTTTGTTAGTGAGTTTCCGACCAGTTGTTTCCCACACGGAAACTGGCACTAATAGGTACTCTAAGTTTAAAGTATTCTCCCGCTTTCTTTATGCTATCTACCGCTAATTGACCTACAAATTCGGCTTCTTCTTTTTTTGCTTCTATTTGAAATTCATCGTGAATAGTTGCTACAACCCAAGCATCTTTATCTTTTAAATTATCCCACAATATTGTTAATGCTTTTTTCATTATGATTGCACCACAAGATTGTATTAAAGTATTTAAAGTTGCGTGGTTACTTCTTACGGTTAATATTCTTTGATCTAACGCCTTTAAAACTCCGTGTGCTTCTATTTTTTCTATTATATCTATTTTAATTTGTTTTAAAAATGGAAGTTGTCTATAAAATTTATCTAATATATTTTTAGCCTCTGCTATAGGACAATCAAGTATTTCAGACAATCTTTTAAATGAACTTCCATATAGTAAAGCGTAGAACATTGTCTTACTTAATTCTCTAGAAGTTAATCCAGCAGCTTTCATGTTATAAGTGTGGAAATCTCCGTTAAGAATTAAATCGGCATATTCTTTACCACCTTTATAATTATAAATATAATGAGCAAAGCAAACTGCTTCCAATGATTTAGCGTCTACCCCTACCATTACGTAGTTAGGTTTAGGTATGAATAGTTCTCTAAACTCTTTACCATACAGGCTATGAGTATTTGGTATGTTTTGTAAATTAGGATATCGAGAACTCATACGACCAGTAACCACATTGGTTATGTAAGAAGTG